GTAGCAATGCCGATTGACGCGTCCGGCCATTTCTTCCACCATGATTTGATAGCGCCGACGGACTTCTTTGCGTCTTTGCATCCATGTGGTGTGAGTGGCTTCTTGCTTGTTGGTGAGCAAGGGAACACCGCCCACTGGTATTCGGTGGCGTATTTAATCGCCGCGTCTAATAGCTTGTTCATATCCTTCTATGATTGTTTTGATTGTCTTTCCTGCCTCTTCTGGTGTGCAGAATCGGAATTCTGCCCCATATCGAGTAGAGATGGTCTCCATTGCTTTCTGCAAGCGCGGGCCTTGCACACAATTAGGCGAATAGCAGCTTCTCGGATTCTTCCAGAGATGAACCTGCGACAGGTCATTTATCCCGACGGTGTTTTCTACCAATATGATCAGCTTGCATCCCGCATCCCGTGCCGCTTTGCACTCGCGGATAAATCGCTGATGAGCACTGCCGCAGATGTTTTGTGCTATTTCGTCCATGTCCTTCTTGGTATCGATTGAGACGGGTGGAATTGGCGCGTAATCGCCGAATGGTAATGCGCACCGCACCACTCCAATCTCATTCTCGTCAAAGTAGGCATGTTTTATGTTGTGCTTGCCCGCCTGTTGCCTTGTATCCTCTTGGATGATCATGCGAACGGCATTTCTTCATCCATGCCGTCGGGGATAGACATGAACGCATCAACTCCAGAAGTCGGCTCGTCCGGAAGCGTCTTTGCTTTGGGCGTTCTCTGCTCGCCGAGTTTATCGACCGGGAACTCGCGATTGACAATAAGACGTGTTCTCTTGTTGCCGTCATTGCCGTAGTATTCCTCGTCCTGGAACAGAAGCCCGATCCGCTTGCCCACCAGAGTGCGCTCGTCCGCATTGACGGCGCCGCAATCGAATACATAGTTTCCGTTGCTCTTGCTTACCGCAGAGCAGAATCTCTTGAGCATCGGGAGCGCCTTCGTCTTGTAGGACTTGACGTACGCACCGGCCCACACCCAGTCGGGATGATCATTGCGGGTCTTCTCGTAGTACCCGGCGAACTTGCCCTCGTCGATGTCATAAGATACCTTCAAATATTCTTTGTTGGGGTAGTCTTCTACTGCCGTGATCCTGCAGATGTACGCTCCCGCAGTGGGACGCTCAAACCCGCCTGTTGCTTCCTGCACGTTGGTCATGTCTACACGTTTCATAAATTAATCCTCCATTTCTACGGCGTCGAAGTCGCCGATTCTGTAATCTGTGTCTTTGTATTTGTCGCCCTGCTTCTGGAGCTTCCACCAAACATTAGCTATTGCTTTCTTAGCTGATACCGCCCATGTGGTGGCGTACAACTTGCCACCGAGCAATACCGCATATTTACGCTTCGGTTGTCGCATTGCTACCCCCATTCAATCCGTAATACTCTCTGATTGCCACATCCACTGCCTTGAGATCATTCGGGATTTCGACATCATCAAAGAGGCCCTCTGGAGTTTTTGCCGTGCTCTGGTTGTTCGCTTGTGTGTAGAACTTGTGATCCTGACAGAACAGAACGATATCAAAGCACCCTTCGAGGGTCAGCTTTTCGTCGAGCATCCTGCCAACGGTCTTTGCCTTCTCACGCCCATCTCCGGCAGTCTCTGTGTGGTGGAGAAAATACACGATCTTGTCATCTTCAGGCAGGTCGTTGATAAAGTGAATCAGATTCCGGAAGTTGACCGCCATGTCCGTGAATTTGTCATAGGACTTCTCTTTTGCGCGGTCGAACAATTCATTCACAAGCAGGTACTGCGAATCATCAATGACGATTGACTTTGCCTTGCTTGATGCGATAACCCTCTGGATCCATGAGTAGCAAGCAGCATTCAGCTCCGCATAATTCTTAGCACTGGGAAAATCTCTCTTGACCTTGCAGACCTTAATATCTGTCTTGAACGGGAGGCGCCCTTTCTCGACGCTGATCACGCCGACCTCATCCGCGCCAAAGTTTTTTATCGAATAGGTTTTGCCCGAACCGGACGCACCAATTACAAATACAGGAATAGCCATCATATACCTCCTATCTAATCCTTAAGCTTTCGGTCTGTTCCAGATGCGCAATACCGCCGACATCCTCGCCCGCCTTGATTGCCGACTTGATAGCTGCGCGGTTAATCTCAGGGTCTTTGTGGATAAGGAAGCGTTCGGGAATGTTCTCGATATACTGCTCATCCATCACGACGGAGGGCGTGTTCTTCTGGATGTTGAAGGAAAAGAGCGGTGTCTTGAATTTGGTCTTGCCCGTTGTCTGCATGGCGAACTGAAGCGCCTTCTTCATGCGGTCGATGTTCCGCTCGATAGCTTGCTTCTTGTTGCGAAGACGCTTGCTTTCCGCGTCGCAAGCCGCTGCGTCGCCCTCAAGCATGCGGATGATTTTGGCGTAGCCTTCCGCTTTAATCTCAAGCGCGCCCTCGATGCCTTCCATTGTGTCCTTAAGTGCCTGTTCGTCGATGTCGGGATCTTCTGCCATCTCAAGCAGGGTTAAATAATCATCGGTAAGTTCGTATAATGTGCTCATGCGTTCTTCCTCGCTTTCCATGTCGCACCCGTCATCTCTCTCTCGCCTGAGTCATTCATTCCGACATAAAGCGGATTAAACGGGTAGTCTCTTCCGTTTGTCTTAGTTGCCGTCGGCTTCTTGAACCTGCAATTCTCCGAACACGCATTAAGCACAGTGCAATTGCCATATTTGCTTCTGGCAAAGCACGCGCCTTCCGTGTCCAGACATGTCGGCCTTATGACGCTCATTCTGCATCACCCCCGTCAGGTGTGACGAAAGGCAGGTCTTCTTCGACATCGTCGCAATCTGCGGTATCTTCCAGAACGGCTTCTTCGAGCTTCTGGATAAGCAGGCAGGCATCCCAATATGCATCCGAGACATTTCCTGCCAGTTCGCCAAGTGTGCTGGAAAGTGAGCGGATGATAGTCCGCAGTGTTGCGTCGTCAGCTTCATTCTTCGAGATGTCGCTGAGAGCCTTAGAGATACGGCGCACTTCAAACAGAGCCGCCGCATTGTCCTTGATGTGGTTGGTAAGTTCCAATGGTGTGTTAGATTTGGTCATGATATAATTCTCCTATAAGCATTTATTTATGTTGCTTGACCCCTGTGGGAACTGGTACTTCCCTGTGGGGTCTTTTTCAGTCATCGCCGATCGTGATTATCGCTGCGCACAGAACCGTGATGATAAGCGCGACGATAAACACGACAGAATTCTTTGGGCTCTCGAAGATGCTCTCAACCGAGCACCCGCAGAGCACAAATGATAAAAAGAATATGATTCCCGCTACTTTTTGCATTTCGGTCCCCTCTTTAGTTCCGGGATGTCTTCCCCCGCCTCTCTCATCTTCTTAATTGCCGTCCGCACCGATTCAAGCGTATAGCCTGTTTCCTCTGCCATTTCGGCATAACTCGCGCCTTCTTTTGCCATTTGACGGATAACCGCATAGCGCTTTGCCTTCCGTGATGTCTGGTAAATGTGCGAGTTACGTTTACTCTGTTCCGTCACCGCTTGCCCGATGTGCGCCACGTTGTCCAGTGAACTCTTCCCGTAATATGTCAGAACCCCTGCATGGTTGACGTAGCAGTGATGGTTCTCTACCGCCTTCGTTGGCGGGAACGGCGATTTCGGCAGATGCCTCTTTAGTTTCATTGAGCTTTTCAATTTGTTTCCGTATCCTTTCCACCCGCTTCTGGTATTGGAGATAAGCGTTGCATAAGCCGATGCGTTCGGAGCAACCTTCTCGGAGCGGGCATGTGTCGCAGGTGGTCATGTTGCTATTGCCGTATACATTCGGCATTTATCAAGCCACCGTTTTATGCTTGTGTCATTTGAGTTATAGCCATATCGAGTATCGTAAGTTTTAAGCCTTATCATTGTCTGTTTCTCTAAAGACCAAAAGCCCATACTGTTATGATGGTCATCGTATCCGACTACTTCAAAACGATAGTCTCCATGATACTTATCAAAATCAGCTTGCATTTCTTTGTTGTTGTGGTACCCGCCACGAAGCGCAGTCATATGTCTCTTTTGCCTTGTTTTGGGGTCTGTCGTTCTTCCGACATATTTTTTGCCAGTATTAATCTGTGTAAGAACATAGACGTATCCGCTTAAAGCCATTATTAGTGTCCTTTCTGTTTCGTATCCTCTTCCACTTACGTAAGTTCATCGGCAAAAAAAATGGGCATAGGGTCTTTGATGTCAAGAAACTTGATTAAAGTGCCGATTTCTTCTCTGGAGAAGTGCCCTGTCTCTATCTTGCGGTACAGATTTCCGTAAGTCATATCCAGTTCTCTCGCCACTTGATATTTCTTGACCCCCTTACGCGCCAGTAGTGCCTCAAATTCGCGCTTGTTGAACATCTTTTCACCTCCTTTCCTGCAACAACGTAAGTTTATGGTAGCACTTACGTATATGAAAATCAATACTCTAATGCGATATTTATGCAACAGATTTGAAGGTTTCGGGATATAATATAGATATAGGAGGGGTATACCATGAAGGCGAACGAGGTGATTAGATTAAGAAGAAAAGAACTCGGCTTAACCATGAGAGAAGTGGCAAACAAGGTCGGAGTGTCCGAAGCGACCGTCTCAAGATGGGAAAGCGGGGACATCCGCAACATGCGCAGGGACAAAATAGCCGCGCTCGCACGCGCCCTTGACGTGTCCCCTGCTGTGTTGATGGATTGGGAAGAGTATGATGCCGAAGTGGCAGAGCGGAAGAAATTGACAAAGGAACTGACAGACATTGCCAACGTTGCTGATTTGGAACATCTGAGAATTGCAATAGACTTGCTCAAAAGATTGGGTGAAACAAAATGAAACCACGCAAACTGCCTTCTGGAAGTTGGAATGTAAGAATAATGATCAACGGCAAATCCTACTCATTCACCGACCCCGACAAGCGCAGAGTGATGCGCAGAGCGTCGGAATTCGCCGAGATGTGCCACGAAGACATGGACAACCCGAAGCTGATTGATTGTCTGGAAAAGTTTGTGGAAGGACGTGAAGGAAGCCTCTCCCCCGCCACAATACGAGGGTATAACAGTATTGTCCGCACTATACGGACACGGTTTGAACAAGTAGGGAACAAGCGGATTCTGTCGCTGACAGACAAGGACATCCAGACGATTATCAGAGGGATTGACTCGCCAAAGACCCAGAAGAACTATGTCGGGCTTATCCAGTCCGCAACAGGTCGCAAGTTCTCCCCAACATTCCGCAAAAAACTCCCCAAAGAGGTCGCCGTGCCGTCCGATCTGGAGGTATTGGGGCTCATCCGTTTGTTTGAATGGTCGGAAATGGAGATTCCTGTTCTGCTTGGAGCGTATGCGGGTCTCCGTCGCGGTGAGATATGTGCGCTGACTATCCAAGACCTCGACGGCGATTACATCCACATTAACAAAGACATGGTTCTGGATGATTTCGGGCAGTGGATAATCAAAGAGCCAAAAACACCATCATCCAACCGCACCGTCCTGCTTCCGCATCATGTGGCGGAACGTATCCGCAAGCGCGGGCATATTACCAACCTACATCCGAACATCATCACGAAGCGCTTTATCTCCAAACAGGAACAACTCGGAATTGATCCGCCGTATACCTTCCATTCACTCCGTCATTTCTTTGCCAGTTATCTCCACGCGCAGAACATCCCTGACGCATATGTCCTTCGTGCCGGTGGTTGGAGCACGCCCCATGTAATGCAGAAAGTCTACCGTCACGCCCTCGATAATGTACATTTGGAATACGAGCAGAAAGCCGTCTCAGCGTTCCAAATTCCATTCCAAGACAAATACACACAGACATAACAAAAGCCCCGCAAAACGCCAAATACAGCGTCTTACGGGGTATTTTATCTGCCGGCAGCGGGGGTCGAACCCGCACGGAGCCGGCGTGTATACGTACGTATATTGGCGTTGTGCCAAATATCATTCCAAATCACTCTGACCAGTCGAGAATATCCTCGATGTTGCAGTCAAGTGCTCTTGCCAGTTTGAGAGCGGTAAGGACTGCCACCTTGTCGATGTTGCGGGCCCCTGTTTCCAGTGATTGGAGAGTGCGGGCCGAAATTTCTGCTTTGCGGGCTAACTCGGACTGACTCATGCCTGCGCCCTGTCTGCGTAACTGTAACTGTGTTGTCATTACTCTACCTCCATTTTGTTATGTATGCGGGGGCTGTGAACCCCCGCTTGCTGTTTGTCAAATCTCCGTTGCTACGATAAGGCCTTCCCCGAAATACTGCTTAATCATTACCATGTGAAGGTTTCCGCTACAATACCTCAGGTCGTAACCGTGCGGGTATCCGTCCACAATCAACGCGCCTCCCTTGCCGTTTCCGTAACTGAAACCGCCCGATTTCGTGATTTCAGTCACAACTTCGACCACACCGCTTCTCCCGTCTTTGTGGTCATACTGCACATTCCATCTCTTTACGTCTGCCATTTTTTCTCCTTTCTGGGGAGGTTTCCCTCCCCTTGAAACTATGTTTTCGAGTGTCCTGACTCGCAATCAGCTCAATCTGTTATTCAGGTCATTTGCGATGAACATCACTACATCGTGTTTCTCTTTATCGGAAAGGCTGTTCCATTTCTCGATTCCGTAAACCTTGATGTATGCGCTTGCGATCATGTTAATCATTTCTTTCATTTTGTTCTCCTCTCTGTTGCTTTGTTTTCCTGTTCCTTATGATATTATTATACTACTCTAGTCGTATAATACCATGATAGTATTTAACCACTTTCACCCCCATACTTGATAATATTTATACTACTGTAGTCGTACTTTGAGAGCATAAAAAAAGAGCGGAGCATCAGCCCCGCCCATATGAAAAAAGTATGCTAGCAGTGACTTTCTTCTCTTATTATAATGTATCGAATAATGCACGCCATGTCTTGGGACCGACCACACCGTCTGCCTCAAGTCCGTGCTTCTTCTGGAAGGCTAATGTCGCTGCCTGCGTCGCGGGTCCAAAACTTCCGTCAACTTCAAGGTCACCCAGAATAATCTGGAGGATCTTGACGGCCTTGCCCTTGCTTTCTCTCTGAATCTGTGGCATATCGTATTCCTCGCTTTCTGGGATTGTTCCCCCGATTAGTTCGTATTTGGGTCGACCGTACCCAATGATTGACGGTGATGACTTGGAGTATGAGCACCGCGTCACCTTGTCGCCCTTGTTGCCTTCAATCGTATTGACGATTCCGCCTGAGACGGATGTAACAATGCCAGTGTGTCCGCTTCCACCGAAGAATATCTGGTCACCTCTGCGCGGCGTCTGCGTCCATCTGCCCGCCTTTTTGTAGAGGGCTGCTGAAGCATACGTGTAATCATCAAAGTCGCCGCAGAGCACCTGTCGCGCGGTTTCCGCACCATATCCGAAGCGCTTGCATGTCTGGTAAATGACCCAGTCCACAAATGCATCGCACCATGCGGCGTTATTGTCCATGTTGCGGGGTTGGATACTGTGCATGAGGTCGCCGTACTTTGTATGGTTGTTCGCGCCTTCCCGATAGCCGACTTCTGCGTCTGCTATTGATATTGCAACATCAATCGGGTTCTGCTTTGCCTGTTCGGGTGCTTTGGTGGAAGTGCCTTTCGCCATTGCCCGCCACTGTTCGGCAGTCAGATATGCCTTGTTAATGTCGATATTTGCCCCGTAGCCCGTGATTCGTCCATGACTTGAATACTGCCTTATGGTGTCACTTTTCCACGCTCCAAACCCGTTAGAATCCGTCCACGGAAAATTCTTATAGTCTGTCGTACCGTTACTGCCATATTGCGCACACCATAAACCATAGTTCTGTGCCACTGCCGACCAATTATATTTACGGCATACAGACTTGCTCATGTATATCAGCGGTCTGGATCCTGTCAGCCGGTATACCTCATTCAGCCAGGTTAAGCACCAAGTAACATCTTGCCCGCTTCCGAATTTGGGATTCTGCATGCCTTCCCAATCGAGAGCCAGTATGCACTCACCCACACGATTTCCAAGTACCTTAACAAAATACTGCGCTTCTGCCTTTGCGTTCCCGCCTTCTGCATAATGATATGCTCCAAGCAGCTTTCCCGCAGATTTCGCACCGCCATATTGACGGTCTGCATACGGATTGAGGTAGTCGATGCCCTGAGTGAATTTGACAATCACGAAGTCGGTGGTTGTCAACCGAGAAGGAACAATTGAAGATTGATAACTTGCAATGTCAATACCGTTAAGCATAGTCACCCCTTTATAAGCTTGTACAGTTCATTTACTTCACGCTGAATCAATACGGGGTTCATCTTGTGATTGAGGAGATACGTCACCCTCGCATCATCCGTCCCGGCTTTGCCCGCAAGAACCATCTTCACGTTCTCCAAATCGGGATTGAGAAGTGCGGGTGCTCCGTTGTAAGAACACTCATATCTGTAAATCTGTCCGTGCTTGTAGATTACGGCCTTTTTAAGGTAGTAGATGACATTGATGTCACCGTGAATGTCGAAGATCCTCATCCCGGCGTTCTTCGCTGACTCTCGTCCTGTCCCAAGGAAGTCCGTCATCCTTGTCGAATAATCGTTATCCCAGTAATAGATGCATCCGTGATCCTTCAGCCACTTTGCCATCTGGGACGGTCTCAACCCTTCGCCCGACATATCGTTCCCATGATGACCACCCTTGACGAATTTGGGATGTAGTCCGTGCTGATTTGCGCACTGCATCCCGGCGTCGCCTGTGGTCAGGTATGACAATTCGGGAAACCAGTATGAAAGTGAACCATCATTCAGATAGGCGTCAGAGTTCCCTGTGTACTTTGGATTGTCCCGGTAGACGGTGAATTTGATCTCTCCGTGCGTGACCTTGTCGCCGTCCTTCAGGTAGATGACAGGAATGCCTTTCGCTTTCGCCTCTTTGATTATGGTCTTGAGAGCGTCGATGTCTCCTCTGATGTCGGAGTTGTGCGCCTTGATCGAGTCAGGGTTCTGACAGTAGAGTGCTTTTGGCTTGAAATACGAGTTGTTGATGATCTTCCTGATTCCGTCTCGGTGATCCCAGTGAGGATGCGTGATGTGCAGATAAGGATTCTTGATCCCTCTTGCCTTGAGCGCAGCAATGAGTCTTGACGCACCGCTTGCGCAGTAACCGTCGATGACTTCGAAATTCTTTCCGTCATCGATGATTTGGGCATCTCCGAGGCGTGTATTGCCGCCGCTGAAATCGGGCGAATACAGTCCAATCGCTTGCAGTCTAATCATACACTCTCACCACCTTTGCGATATTCAGATGTAGAAATGTGCAGACAAGCACCGAGAAGCGCATCAACCGCCATAATTGTGGCGGGGATCTCCGCACCATACGGAAGTCCCCAGATCTTACTGCACGCGGTATAAAAGACAGCTAACGCAGGCAGGATTGTGAGCGCGAGCTCTTTCAGAATGTCGTAAACTTCGTTGCTCATCTTAAACATGATTCCCTCACTTTCCGTCATTCTCAAGCTCGGCAACCTTTGTCTCAAGGACGGTCACCCGCTCAATGACGTTGTTGTGCTTATCCATTTTTTTCTCAAGTTGTTCCAATCGATACATG